AAGGATATGGGGCACAGCCAAAGTGCAATCAATGAAAACTCAAACGGTAACGCTCTGGCGTTTATCTGCCAGTTTTTTGTTAGGGCGCATCAATGAGGGCGAAGGATATACAGGTGCGGCCTATATCATCAAAAGACGCTGTAAAGATCGTGAAGGCTTGCCACTATTCCGGGAAATCTACCCAAAACAGTCAGTTACATTTTGGCGTTTTCCTAGATGGTAAGTGCGGCGGAGCGATGCAATTCGGGCCCTCAATAGATAAGCGAAAGATGCAAGGCCTTGTCGAGGATACCAAATGGAACGGCTTTCTTGAATTGAATCGGATGGCTTTCGCGGATTGGTTGCCTAGAAACAGCGAATCACGAGCCCTGGCGATAAGTATGCGGCTAATTAGAAAAGCATACCCGCACGTGGAGTGGATCGTTTCATTTGCAGACGCGACGCAGTGCGGCGACGGTACTATCTACCGTGCAAGTGGATTTTATCTTACAGGCATCAAGAAAAATACGACGATGCTTGAAATGCCAGATGGCTCAATCGTAGCCGATAAAACTTTGAATAATCATCCTTATCAAAAAATGGGATATTGGAAGAAAAGAGGCGCAAAACCTTTGGATGGTCATCAGCTTCGATATGTCTATTTTTTGAATAAGAAAGCGAAAGAAAGATTGACCGTCCCGATTCTGGAATTTTCAGAGATAGAAAAGCATGGGGCAACCATGTATAAGGGAAAGCGGCCAACTGAGCCTAGTGATCCCGAACGCGTGCAAAGCATAGACAGCGATGCGCTTGGCGACCAGCCAAGAGAGGGCGGTGCAATTCCGACCTGCACGCTCCAAGGGGGATTATCATGACGATAAAGAAGCGGAAGTCTCGAGCCAAGCCTAAGAGCGAGCACAAGAAAGACGGGCGACCGTTAACGGTGTTGTCAGAAGACCAAGTGAGAGAGGTTCAGACGCTCGCTGCGGTGCTTTCTGTTGAGCAGATGGCTGACTACTTCGGTATCGGTAGAACGACCTTCTATGAGGTCATGAAGCGCCAACCAGAGGTTTCAGAACACTATCAAAGAGGGAAAGCCAAAGCGATTGGCACAGTGGCCAAGAATCTCATCGTACAAGCCAACTCAGGCAACACTACGGCGGCTATCTTTTACTTGAAAACTCAGGCAGGTTGGAAAGAAACCACACGACAAGAACTGACTGGTGCCGATGGTGGCCCAATTAAACAAGAGACCGATGATGCCCGTGACCAGCTCTTGGATCGATTGGCTCGCATCGCAGAGCGAGGCGAAGAGGATTAAGATCCTCAGCGAGCTCAGCGATGACGAGATCACGCTCTTGATGAGCGACTGGCGCTTCACTGCCAGGCCGGAGCAGCTCGCGCCCAATACCGCGTGGCGCACTTGGTTGCTCATGGCTGGTCGAGGTTTCGGCAAGACTCGATGCGGCTCCGAGTTCGTGATTGATGAAGTGCGTCAAGGTAGAGCTAAGCGCGTCGCCCTCGTTGGTCGTACCGCTGCCGATTGTCGCGATGTCATGGTTGAGGGCCAGAGTGGCATCTTGGCGTGCTCACCGGATGACTTTCGGCCAGAGTATGAGCCCAGCAAGCGACGACTCACTTGGCCCAATGGCGCAGTTGCTTCGACCTACAGCGCCGACAAGCCTGACCAGCTCCGAGGGCCGCAGCATGACCTCGCTTGGGCCGACGAGCTTGCAGCATGGCAGCGGTGGGATTCTTGGGACCAACTTCAATTCGGTATGCGACTCGGTGACAACCCCCGCACCATCGTCACTACCACGCCAAGACCGCTCACCGCTCTCAAGCGGCTAGCCGATGCCGATGACACGCACGTGACGCGAGGGCGCACGAGCGACAATGTACACAACCTGGCTGAGTCGTTCATCACCGCAATACATGACCGATACGCAGGCAGCACGCTTGGGCGACAAGAGCTTGAGGGCGAACTCTTGAGCGAGCTGCCCGGTGCTCTCTTCGCACGTCGAGACATCGAAGAGAACCGGTGCAAAGATGCTCCATCGATGCAGCGCATCGTTGTTGCCATCGACCCCGCAACGACGAGCAAAGAAGGCAGTGATGAGAGTGGCATCGTGGTTGTGGGTATGGCTGGCCGTGACTTCTACGTATTGGCTGATCTTAGCTTTAAAGGTACGCCCGAGAAGGTCTGTCGCAGAGCTATCGAAGCCTACAACGATTTCAGAGCTGACCGCATCGTCGTCGAGGCAAACCAGGGCGGCGATACCTGGCGCACCATTATCGAAGGCATCAACCCCACCGTCGCAATCAAGAGCGTTCACGCATCTCGAGGTAAGCAAGCACGAGCTGAGCCCGTCGGTGCAAGGTACGAGCAAGCCCGCGTGCATCATGTTGGGATTTTCGAGCGGCTTGAAGACCAGCTCTGTAACTACGTTCCATCGATGACACGCGAATCACCCGACCGGCTAGACGCTCTGGTGTGGGCCGTGACTGAGCTTGATGAGTCCACGATGCCAATCATCTCAATCAATCCGTCAGAGGGCAGCAGAGGCGCACAAGTATGGTTATGAGAACACCAGAGCCGAGCTTCAGAGGCACACGAGCAGGACCGGGAGCAAGGCAGGCTGAGGCACGCTCCAAGGCGATGGCTGGCCAGATTAAGGCAGTGCTTGACCGATACCTCAAAGAGCTCGTCGATGAAGAGGTGAGGCTCGTGCGTGCGGTGGTCAAGAAGACCATCGAGAGCGCAGAGCAGCGAGCAATCAACGCATTGGTCGCAATCCTTCAGACTGGCGGCTTGCGCGAGGTCCAAGACGCAGGCAACCGCTCGATGGGTGCCGGTCAAAAGTTCATCATCCCGCCGACCTTCCAAGAAGAGTTCTTGCGTGAGAAGACGGTGCTGGCGACTGGCTTGGTTGAGCAAGTGCGCGAAGAGTTCCAGCGGAATATGGGAAACCAGATTGGTCGGTGGATGACTGAAGAGCCCGGCATCACTGCGAGTGAGCTTGCGCGGCGCATCAGGTTCTCAACCTACCTCGATGATGCGGAGGTCTTGGCACCAGGGCAGAAGCCCACCAAGGTCGCTCTGCAACCGCTTGAGCGTGGGCCTGCTATCGTGCGCAATGTTTGGGGCCGCTCATCGCTCATCGCACGTACCGAGATGATGCAAGCGCAGAACCAAGGCAATCTCAAAGCGCTCGAGGCGAGTGGTGTTGAGTACATCGAGTGGTCATCATCGCTCACCGATGGTGGTCGTGGTCATCAAGAACTCAATCGAGACGTGAGACGTCTTGGGGACTATTTCACTTTGCCCGATGGCTCAGAGATGCGATGGCCAGGTGATAACAGTAGAGGCGCAGGCATCAAGCACATCGCCAATTGTCGGTGTACGATTAGAAGACCAAGCAGGGCGAGAATCCGCCAGCTTAAAGCAGAAGGGAAGTTGGTATGAGTGACGAGAACGAAAACGAGAACCCGATAGACATTTTTGAGCTCTATGGTCAGACCGGTCTCAAATCGATGGGCGGTGAGATAACCGAGGAATTTCTCAACGACCTCAAGAACCCCAAAGGGCGGCGGATGTTTCGCGAGATGGCCGAAAACGATGCCATCGTTGGCGCGTTCTTGTACGCCATCAAGACATTGGTGCGACAAGTTGATTGGACGGTTGAGCCAGGTGCTGACAATGACGAAGCGCGTGCGGTGGCTGAGTTCGTAGAGGGTGCGCTCTTTGAAGATCTCGATCGAACGTGGACCGATACCATTAGCGAGATTTTGAGCTTCTTGGTCTTTGGCTTCTCGGTGCATGAGATCACCTACAAGCTACGCAAGGGACCAAAGCACGAGTCAAAGCTCTATCGCTCAAAGTTCGATGACAACCGAATCGGGTTCAGGGGCTTCCCAATACGCTCACAAGAGTCAATTGAGAAGTGGGACCTTGACCAAGATGACGGTGCGGTGCGCGGTGTCATCCAGGTCGCGCCACCTAACTACAACCGGCGATATATCCCGGCAGACAAGTTCTTGCTCTTCAGAACCGAAGCGCACAAGAACAACCCCGAAGGTCGCTCGGTGCTTCGCAATGCGTACATCAGCTACTACTACAAGAAGAAGATAGCGACCTATGAAGCCATCGGCGTGAGCCGTGACCTTGCTGGCTTGCCTTGCATGGAAGTCCCGCTTCAGATGCTCTCGAGCAATGCAAGTGCCGCAGAGAAGAGCGTACTGGCATCGATGAAGGACATGATTCAGCGCGTTGGTCGTGATGAGTACGAAGGTCTTGTGATTCCCTCTGAGACGCTCAGTGATGGCACACCATCAGGCTTTAGACTCAAGCTCTTGAGCGCTGGTGGTAGGCGTCCCATCGATGTCAACGAAATCATCAAGCGCTATGAGTCGCGCATACTAATCTCAGTCATGGCGGAGTTTCTAATCACCGGACTCGATGGTCATGGCTCCTACTCACTGGTGAGCAACAAGACCTCGCTCTTTGCTCAATCACTCGGAACCTACCTCGACTCAATCGCATCGCAGTTCAACGCGCACGCAATACCGCAGCTCCTAGAGCTCAATGGCATCCCATATGAGTACTGCCCGAGTCTCAAGTATGAAGACGTTGAGCTTCCAGAGCTCAGCGAGTTCGCAAGCGGCATCGCGTCTCTCGTCGGTGCTGGTGTTGTTACGCCAGATGATGCACTTGAAGATCACGCACGAGAGTTCGCAGGCTTGCCACCAGTTGAGCGCGAGACCGCTCGAGTACAAGAGGCACCAGAGGGCGAAGGCATGGAAGACCTTGAAGGGCTTTACGGGCAAGGGGGCGACGATGGCAACGATTAAGATTCAGGCACCAGAGGGCTATCACTGGATGGATACCGCTGGCGGTCCTGCTCTGATGGTCGGTGACTATACACCGCACGAGGGCGCATCGGCTGAGTATGAGTTTGAGGTGATTGAAGAGCACCAAGAGCCCGAGACTGAAGCAGAGCCAGAACCCGAGGTGATTGAGAAGCCAGGGCCAGGCAAGCACTCGAAGAAGTGGGACGAGATTTTTAATGCGATACTTGAGCAGACTGGTGACAGCGAATTGGCTGCCGCGACTGCAACCGCTCGAGTCGGCAAGAGAGAGATTGAGAAACGCTTGCTCTTCGTCGTGAGCACGCCGTCAGGGCTCGATGTTGCCCGAGGCAAGCACTTGTGCGGCCCAAGCGGTGAACGCTTCGCCAAGAGCTACCTGGAGCCTGTAGGGCTTAAGCGTGAGCAGGTTGACGTGATTGATCTTGGTGAGTTGAGTGATCACCAAGACGATGAGCCCTTGGCAGTCATCGCGCTCGGTACCGCAGCCCGTGAAGTCTTAGGCAAGGCCGCAGACCTATCGCTGCCTCACCCAGCAGCCATCAGGAAAGCGCAGCACGCTGAGGCTCTTGAGCGTCGCATCAGTGACCTCGATGAGCTGATTGAAAAGGTTGAGACCAGCTTCTTGCCACCCAAGGGCGTACAAGAGGCAGCTCGGCGAGGTCTCGAGCTAAGACGTGAGCATCGCAGGGGCGGCACTGCCGTCGGTGTTGCGCGTGCGCGTGATCTTGCCAACGGTCGGCGGGTCTCTATCAGCACGATTAAGCGGATGGTCAATTACTTCGTGAGGCATCAGAAAGACATGACGGTGCCAAAGAATCGAGACCGCAGCGCACCAGGGTATCCGGGAGCTGGTCGCATTGCTTGGCTTCTTTGGGGTGGCGACTCTGGCCAGCAGTGGGCCAATACTATCAACGAGCGCTATGAGCGCGAGCGTGAGCGCGAGAAGGCTAGCAAGCGCGTCGGCATCTACAAGGCTGATGAGTCCAAGCGCATCGTCTACGGTGTGGTCTTAGACCCCTACATCATCGATGCCCATGACGATTATTTGAGTCCGGCGGTCATTGAAGAGACCGCGCACGACTTCTTGAGCGAGTCGAGGGTGGTAGGTCTTGACCACAATGGCGCAGCCGATGGTGCGAAGGTTGTAGAGTCTTGGATTCAGCCCTATCCGTCACCGGAGGACTACAAAGCAGCTATCGAGGGCAAACCACACAAAGCCTATGCTCAGAGCTTCGGTGATGACGTGGTGCGCTCTGGCTCTTGGGTGCTCGGTGTGAAACTGACCCCTGAGCTCTGGAGTCGTGTGCAGTCGGGCGAGCTTAATGGCTTCTCAATCGGCGGCTATGGTCAGCGCGAAGACATGGCAGAGGGTGACATGCCTGAGGTTGAATTTATCGCGCAGGGTTGACCGGGCATAGTGCTCTGATACGATACGAATAGCGGTCGAGCAGACCGCGCACCAGCCGAGTAGGCAATCAATCAACAACAAGTCGAGGTGAGACGATGGCAAAGAAGCGCCGCGTCACATCGCTCAAAGACGTTAGGACCCATGAGGTCTCACTCGTCGAGAGCGGTGCAAATCTAAAACGCCGGTTTCCGATTATGAAAGCGGCACGAGGTAACACGATGAAGATGGAAGATATTCTCGTCGAGGTGCTGAAGGCCGAAG